AGAAGCATATATGAGATCTGGTAACATTCCTGCCAGATACGAAATTGAAAACTTTGATCGTCCATCATATGTTCCATCCCTATTCCACTGGGGTACTTCTGTGATTATGGACGGAAAATTTGACGATGATAAAGCATATCTATTCACTGCCGCATCAAACAACCTGATCTTTACAAACGGTGACTCTAGCACTGCTACTACAACAGGTGCTTCCAGTATTACTTATCTTTATGACTATTCTGCCAGAGAATTTAATTTCTATGTAAGAATACCTTTTAATACTAATGATGCTTCTAAATTCTCTGCTGGTACTCCATTATATACTGCCGATGGTGCTTTGAATGGAGATCTTGTTGACTATACGGATTATTCTGGTGGTAATTTCAACGTTTATATCTACCAATCTTCTAGTAGAAGATACAACCCACCTGCGGTTTATCCAATAATTAATTCTGGAACATCCATAAGTGTTGGTGCTCCATCAGCTGGTGGTGGAAGTATTGACCTTAATAGTGATGTTCCTTTGATTAGTATTCGCCTTGCCCCTTCTGTTGATAATGGATTGACAGGAGCACTTGGACAGAGAGAAATTATTAATCGAATGCAGTTGCAGTTGAAATCTCTTGGTATTACAGTTTCTCATGACTGTACGGTTGATGTTATTCTGAATGGTGCTATCAGTAATCAGACTTATGAGAATGTTACTTCACCATCACTTTCGGAACTTGTTAAACATATTGCTGGTGATAAAGTTATTGGTGGAACAACTATTTTCTCTCTACGTTCATCTGGTGGTACAGAAAACGCTGCAGGAAAGAGACTGTCTTCAACAACTGACTTTGATCTTTCGCAGATTACTGACCTTGGTAATGCGATTCTTGGTGGAGATGGAACATTCCCTAATGGTCCTGACCTTCTAACGATTGCAATCAAACCAACAGATACTTCTGAAATTAATGCAACCACGCCACTAACAGTTTCATCCAGAATCACCTGGACTGAATCTCAGGCATAATGAGGACTGGATTAATTTCCAGATTGGGGGTATAATAAATACTATTACGGAAAAAATTGATAATAGTTAATGGGCCTCTTTAGAAAAAGTATAAAGCACTCTAAATCCTCTAAAGATCTAGATAACAAAATCAAGAATCTTGATGAGGATCTAAAAAAGACGGGCGTTACCATCAATGAAGGTGACGCTCTACCTTTGCCTGAGGAGAAACCAGAAGATGAAAGATATGACTGGAGAAAAGATTTATATGAAGGTGAGGTAGTCAAAGAAGATCTTACTGAAGAATATGTTAGTGAAATTAGAGAAAAGCATCGCAAACTTTGTCTAGTCGAAGATTCTATTGAATCTCTCAAGATTAGAGAAGCACAGAGTATTTTTAGAGAGCTCTATCAGGATCAGGTTGAGCAGGTAGTAGAGAAGTACGTCTCTTCTAATAGTGCTGATATTGTAACTCTCCGCGAAGATCTATTCCTTGAGTTAAGTAAGAAACCAAAAGTTGATCTGAGTTCTCTTGAAGAGAGAATCGATCTTCTTGCAATTAAGTACAGAAAATTATCAGAAGGATTGTTGAATGATCCTTCAAAGAACAGTGATCCTCTTTCTCAAAATCCTGTTACCTTAGAGCAACTCAAGAATCATTATCAACTTCTTGTTGGTAGACTACAAGAACAACTTGCCACCCTTGGCGGTGGTGGTGAAGTTCGCCTGGAGTTCCTTGATGATGTTGATAGAAACACTGCAAAGACTGATGGTTATTTCCTTCAGTATCAAGCATCAACTGGTAAGTGGATTGGTGCTGTTGGTGGTGGAGGCGGCGGTGGAGTTGTTGTTGGTTCTGCTGGTACTTGGTCTGTAGATTCTGTCGGTATTAATACTGTAAAGAATGTTGGTATTGGTACAACTGCTAAGGATGGATATAAGTTATATGTTGAAGGTGATACAAGAGTAACTGGAATTCTAACTGTAGGACCAGCATCAATTACTCTGAATGGAATAGACAACGAAATTCTGGTTGGATCTGGTGTTACTATTTACGGCAATACTGGTATTGTTAGTGCAACAGATGTATATTCTGGTGGAGAAAAACTGCAGAATGGAATACTAGGTATTAATACCACGGGGAATTCATATCTCAATACTGCATTTATTAGTAGTGTTATTGCTAGTAACGTTTCCACTTTTAATGGTGAGGTATATCATAATTCAAATGTTAATGTTGGAACTGGAATAACTTTATATCAATCTAATGGTCAAGTACATGCTACTGGATTCTATGTCAATGGACAAGAAATAACAGGCGGCGGTGAAGGTGGAGGAGCTCAGGGCACTCAGGGTATTCAGGGTATTCAGGGTATCCAGGGAGAAATTGGAACTGGAACTCAAGGTGCCACAGGTGCTGGGACTCAAGGAACTCAAGGTATTCAGGGTATTATCGGTGTTCAGGGTACTACTGGAACACAAGGACCTTCTGATGGTGCTGATGGTGCTCAAGGAACTCAAGGAACTCAAGGTACTGCAGGATTTTCTGGTAGTGACGGAGCTCAAGGTGCCACAGGATCTCAAGGTGTTCAGGGTACAAGAGGTCAATTAGGTATTGATGGTACTCAAGGTACTCAAGGAACTTCGGGAACTTCAGTACAGATTCAAGGATCGGTTGCTTTAAACACAGATCTACCTGGATGGCCAAATTCTTATAGTGGATCTATTGGTGATGGATATATTGTTACAGACACTGGAAATCTGTGGGTTTGGAATGGATCTTCATGGGATGATGTAGGAAATATAACAGGTCCTCAAGGTGCTCAAGGTGCTGATGGTCCTATAGGTACTCAAGGTTTGGCTGGAATTGGAGGTATCCAGGGTCTTCAAGGAACAGATGGATCTCAGGGTACTCAAGGTACTCAAGGATTTTTTGGACCTCAAGGTGTTCAGGGACCATCTGATGGTGCCACTGGTGCCCAAGGAATTGCTGGACTTCAAGGTGTTCAAGGTACTCAGGGTATTCAAGGATTTGCTGGACAAAATGGCACTCAAGGTGCCCAGGGATTTATAGGAGCTCAGGGTGTTAGCGGACCTGGTGGTCTTCAAGGTCTTCAGGGTGCAACTGGCACTGGAACTCAGGGAACTACTGGTGCAATAGGTACTCAAGGTGTTCAGGGTGATACTGGTGGGGCTCAAGGTGCTCAAGGTGCTGATGGTCTTCAGGGTGCAATAGGTGTTCAGGGTACTACTGGAACACAAGGACCTTCTGATGGTGCTGATGGTGCTCAGGGACCGCAAGGACCTTCTGGACCACAAGGTACTGATGGTATTCAAGGTGCAACAGGTGCTGGTACTCAAGGAACTACTGGTGCTCAAGGTACTGATGGTACTCAGGGTGCAGCAGGTGCTGGAACTCAAGGTGCGACTGGAGCGCAGGGTACTGACGGAACTCAGGGCACTGACGGAACTCAAGGTGCTTCTGGCGCTCAAGGCACTGATGGTACTCAAGGTGCCACAGGTGCGGGTACTCAAGGAACTCAAGGTATAACTGGTGAAGGTGGTCCTATTGGACCTGGAGGATCTCAGGGTGTTCAGGGTGTTCAGGGTGATACTGGTGGGGCTCAAGGTGCTCAGGGAGCAACTGGTACTCAGGGTGCTCAAGGAATTGGTGGTGCTCAGGGTCTAAGTGGCACTCAAGGCACTGATGGTACTCAGGGTGCTACGGGTGCTGGTACTCAAGGTGCTCAAGGTGCTTCTGGCACTCAAGGCACTGACGGTACTCAAGGTGCCACAGGTGCTGGTACTCAAGGTGCTCAAGGTATGAGTGGAGCACAAGGTACTGATGGTACTCAAGGTGCTTCTGGCGCTCAAGGTACTGACGGTACTCAAGGTGCTACTGGTGCTGGCACTCAAGGTGCAACGGGTTCTCAAGGTACTGACGGAACTCAAGGTGCTACAGGTGCTGGAACTCAGGGTACTACTGGTGTTCAAGGAGACATCGGTGCCCAAGGTACTTTTGGTACTCAAGGAACTACTGGTACTCAAGGTACTGATGGTGCAGTTGCAGCTCAAGGTATAACAGGTGCTCAAGGAACCACTGGTGCTCAGGGTACAGAAGGAACCGTAGGTGCTAGAACATTTACTGTAACGAATAATGGATCTGCGGATTATGTCATTGATAGTACTAATGATCCAACTCTAAGTCTTCTTCGTGGATTTACTTATATCTTTGATATCAATGCTTCTGGTCATCCATTCTATTTCCAAACAAGTTCTGGTGCATACAATGCTGGAAATGTTTATAGTACTGGAGTTACTGGCAACGGTACTCAGGTTGGAACAATAACATTTGAAGTTCCTTATAACGCTCCAAGTACTTTATATTATGTTTGTCAATTCCATTCTGCCATGAATGGGACTATTAATGTTAGTGATGTAGGTCCTCAGGGTGTTCAAGGCATTCAGGGTGTTACTGGTGCAGGAACTCAGGGAACGACTGGTACTCAGGGTGCAACGGGTTCTCAAGGCACTGACGGAACTCAAGGTGCTACAGGTGCTGGAACTCAAGGTGCAATAGGTGCTCAAGGTACTGATGGAACTCAAGGTACTGATGGTACTCAAGGTGCCACAGGTGCTGGTACTCAAGGTGCAATAGGTGCTCAAGGTACTGATGGTACTCAAGGAACATCTGGTACTAATGGTACTCAAGGAACTCAGGGTGCTGTTGGTTCAGGAACTCAAGGTATTCAGGGTATCCAAGGACCCTCTGGTGGTGGAGGTGGCGGCGCAGGATATTGGGAACAGACTGGAGTTGGTATTAACACAGTTTCAAATGTTGGCGTAGGTACAACAAATCCCCAGACTATTCTGCAAGTTCAAAGATATGGTGTTGTAACTGGACTTGTTGAACATACTTCTCAGGCAGGTATTGCTTCTGCTATTGATAGTTTTGATACTTCGACTGATGATTTCCTGACTGCCGAATATACAGTTCATGTTGGATTTGGAACTTACATTCAATCTCAGAAAGTTCTTGTGATGCAGAATGGTGAGTATTCATATTCTCAAGAATATGGTGTCATGTATCAACCAGATATTATTGTTTCCTTTGGTGCAACGATGACTGGATCGACAGTTACACTTCAGGCAACACCAGAGACTGGAGTTGTTGGTTTAACCACCTATCGATTTGTAAGAGGATCTCTACTCTAATATGAAAAAATATACTGTTAAAGTAACATCCCCAGAATATTGGCAGGAAATCCATGATCTTCTGTGTGAAGAAACTACGTGCGATCATATTCCAGATAGACAAGTTTCCTGTTGGGATGAAAAACTACACAGTCCAACAAGAGGAACTTTTGAACTTGAGGATGAAGAAGCAGAGCAATTAAAAAACCATGAGCACATTGAATGGGTTGAACTATCTCCAACAGATAATCCAGACTCGTTTCCCAAACCCCAACCAGCAACAAAAAGATTTAAGGGTGATGTAAAGATATATCGGGATCTTGGTGTTAATGCTCCACCAGCAACTAGTCCAACCAGTGCTGAATATCGTAGAACTGGATGGCAAGTTAAAAGAGTCGGAGTACAAACTGGTGGTGATTATGGGTCTGGAGTTGTAACGGGAAACCCACCACCAATTAATGGTGATGTTGTTTATAGTTTGACTGGTAAAAACGTTGATGTTGTCATTCACGACTCTGGAGTTCTTCAGTATCATCCAGAGTTTTTAGATGATAATGGTCAATCACGAGTAAGAGATATTGTACTTGATGGACCTTATTATATTGATCCTGATTACTTCATAACTAATAACTATACTTATACCAAAACTGATGGTAGAACTGGTATTACTACAGCATCTGCAGAAGGATGGTGGGAAAATACTGCTAATCGTTCTGTAGCATTTCAGTCAGAAGGCACGGTATCAATTCCTGCTGCTTATACTGCTGCAGCAGCAATGGGCGATAACCTTGATGGGACCAATAGTTTAATTAGTGGGCATGGGACTGCTTGTGCTGGACTAGCAGCGGGTAGATATATGGGAATGGCTTTTGAAGCAAACATTTGGAACATGCCCGGTATCAGTGATAATGTTAGTATGAGTATTGAAGCAAATTATGATTTGATGAAGATATGGCACAGAAACAAACCAATTAATCCAGCAACGGGCAGAGCAAACCCTACTGTTGTTAATGGTAGTTGGGGATATCAGGCAGCATTTTCATCTAGTGCTACGGTAGATTATAAGTTTAGAGGATCTACAGGATCATTTAGTGCTACTGCTTCTACAACAGATCAAGTGACGGCAATGAAAAACGGATTGAATAATCAAATATCGGGTGCCTATAGATCTTGGTCATCTTCATCACGTTCATCATCCACTAATACTGCTGCTGATGAGATGATGGCAGAGGGTGTTATTTACGTTGCTGCTGCTGGAAACAATAATCAAAGATTGGGTATTGGTGCTAATGATCCTGATCGATTAAATTATATGGATGATGAATGGTTTGGGACAACAGATCCTAGGGCAGAGTTCCCTACAGGAACATGTCCATGCAATCATAGAGATTGGATGAATCCTCAAGGTATTGGTTTTGATAGTGCCACTGATTTTCATCCATCAATCTGTGTTGGTGCCATGGATGAATATATTCAAAATTATGCTGAGAGAAAAGCAACATATTCGAACAACGGACCTGGAATTGATGTCTGGGCCCCTGCCGATGAAACACTGGCACCAGGAACAAATGGTGTTTCTGGATATACTGACTATCAAAGATATGATGATACTCGTTTTTATGATTGCCTCTTCAATGGAACTTCTGCTGCTTCTCCAGTAGCCGCAGGTGTTATTGCTTTGTATATGCAAGCAAATCCAACCGCAACATCTAGGCAAGTAAAAGATTGGTTATTTACTGATGGATCTAGACTTGCTGGTGAATTTTATCTTGATCCAAGTCCAGATGATACAACTACTGCATATTGGACTGGTCTTTACAATATGAGAGATGCAGAAAAGAGAATAATCTATGATAATAGTGCTAGTGACTCTAAACCAACTATGAGTGGTGTTAGTATTTCTGGCATTTCATTTACTCAATCATAAATAACTAAAAAGTCTTCGATGGCAGATAAAAGTTTTGGTATAAAGGAATTAAATTTGATTGGTGCTTCTGGTACTCCCACGATCACCAGTCCTAATAACCTGAATTTAAATGCTGTAAATGTTGCTATTAGTACGGATGCAACGGTTTCCAGGCATTTGGATGTAGATGGTCATACTGAACTCGATGCTGTAAGAGTATCTGGAGTTTCTACATTCCAAAGTGATATTAAGGTTGGTGTTGATACCTCAGTTGGATTGGTTCTCACATCACCAAATGGAACTGCCTACAGGCTTTTGGTTGATAATGCAGGCACTTTATCAACTGATCCTGTTTAGGGGGCTTGACAGGGACGGAAAACCGTAGTATTATAAATACATCAACACGTTAAGGAATGTAACGTTTCTTAAACGGGTTGTAACACTTGCTGAAAAGGGTCTAACCACCTCACCGAGGCTAAGCAAGTAAAATACGCCTCTCATATCCTTACCTGAGGGTGGTAAGGAAATAAGTACCTCCACCATTTCCCTGATGGATCTACTTACTTTTACTTAAAACAATGTCTGCAACTCTTTCACGCCGTCAAGGCACAAACACCTGGGAACAATTCTGTAACTGGGTAACTTCTACTGATAACCGCCTCTATGTTGGTTGGTTTGGCGTCCTGATGATCCCCTGCCTGCTGGCAGCAACTACTTGTTTCATCATCGCCTTCGTTGGTGCTCCCCCAGTGGACATCGACGGTATCCGTGAACCCGTTGCTGGTTCACTCATGTACGGAAACAACATCATCTCTGGTGCTGTTATTCCTTCGTCCAATGCTATTGGACTTCACTTCTACCCCATCTGGGAAGCTGCTTCCCTAGATGAGTGGCTCTACAACGGTGGTCCTTTCCAACTGGTTGTCTTCCACTTCCTGATCGGCATCTATGCCTACATGGGACGTGAGTGGGAACTTTCCTACCGCCTGGGTATGCGTCCTTGGATCTGTGTTGCTTATAGCGCACCTGTCGCTGCTGCTTCTGCTGTATTCCTGGTTTATCCTTTCGGTCAAGGTTCTTTCTCTGATGCGATGCCCCTGGGTATCAGTGGTACTTTCAACTACATGCTTGTTTTCCAAGCAGAGCACAACATTCTGATGCACCCCTTCCACATGCTCGGCGTTGCTGGCGTGTTCGGCGGTTCTCTGTTCAGTGCAATGCACGGTTCTCTGGTTACTTCCTCACTGGTTCGTGAAACCACCGAGTCCGAGTCCCAGAACTATGGTTACAAGTTCGGTCAAGAAGAAGAGACCTACAACATCGTGGCTGCTCATGGTTACTTCGGTCGCCTGATCTTCCAATACGCTTCCTTCAACAACTCCCGTTCGCTGCACTTCTTCCTCGCAGCATGGCCTGTTGTTGGCATCTGGTTCACCGCTCTTGGTGTTAGCACCATGGCATTCAACCTCAACGGTTTCAACTTCAACCAGTCGATCATCGACTCTCAGGGTCGTGTGCTCAACACCTGGGCTGATGTTCTTAACCGTGCCAACCTCGGGATGGAGGTAATGCACGAGCGTAACGCACATAACTTCCCACTGGACCTGGCTGCTGCTGAAAGCACTCCTGTTGCTCTCACTGCTCCAACCATCGGTTGATATATCTAAAAACTGAATATTCTTCAAAAGGAACCTTCGGGTTCCTTTTTTTGTGTCTAGGTATAAACTCGTAGGCATAAATTTTTATTGCGAAAATGTATAAACGAGAACATTATTGTATAGATAGTGGTAGAATAATGAGGTGAGAAAAATGAATGAAAACTCCAACTACATTATGATTAACCTTGTGCGTGGAGGTTATTATGCACAACCTTGTACATTACAATCAACTTGCTGAATGGAAACACTTTGAGGAAAACGTTGACCGATGTAATGATGAATTAGATTTAATCAATGATTATTTCAATTGTTTAATCGAATGCGACGAGGATCAACAAACTTGTAAGCGGATATGTAGAAATATGCTAAACGATTAATAAGACAGGGAGGTTGCGGGACCTCCCTTTTTTATGCTTGACAATAATTGTAAAGTTATGTAAAATAAATAAGAGAAGTAAATTTGGAGATTAATGACTGCTTCAACTCTTTCACCACCGATTTCACAGAGGGGATGGTTCGATGTCTTGGATGATTGGCTTAAACGAGATAGGTTTGTTTTTGTCGGTTGGTCTGGTCTTCTTCTATTCCCGACTGCTTATCTCGCTCTTGGCGGGTGGCTTACAGGGACCACCTTCGCAACTTCGTGGTACACCCATGGAATTGCGAGTTCATATCTGGAGGGCTGTAACTTTCTTACTGCTGCTGTTTCTACTCCTGCTGACGCTCTCGGACATAGCCTACTACTCCTTTGGGGTCCTGAAGCTCAGGGAGATTTCGTCCGCTGGGTCCAACTTGGGGGACTCTGGACTTTTGTGGCGCTCCACGGAGCCTTTAGCCTTATAGGATTCATGCTTCGGCAGTTTGAGATCGCACGTTTAGTAGGTATCAGACCTTATAATGCCATTGCGTTCTCAGGTCCTATCGCAGTATTTGTTTCAGTATTCTTGATGTATCCACTGGGACAGTCCAGTTGGTTCTTTGCTCCTTCTTTTGGAGTTGCTGCTATCTTCCGCTTCCTACTCTTCCTTCAGGGTTTCCACAACTGGACGCTCAACCCCTTCCATATGATGGGAGTTGCTGGTATCCTTGGTGGAGCACTGCTCTGTGCTATTCATGGTGCAACAGTTGAAAACACTCTGTTTGAAGACGGTGAACAAGCAAACACTTTCAAAGCATTCGAACCAACGCAAGAAGAAGAGACCTACTCAATGGTCACTGCTAACAGATTCTGGTCTCAAATTTTTGGTATTGCTTTTTCAAATAAGCGTTGGCTTCATTTCTTTATGTTGTTCGTACCTGTTATGGGTCTGTGGACTTCCAGCATCGGTATCATTGGTCTTGCACTTAATCTTCGCGCTTATGATTTCGTGTCCCAAGAAATCCGTGCTGCTGAAGACCCTGAGTTCGAAACTTTCTATACCAAAAACATCCTCTTGAATGAAGGACTTCGTGCTTGGATGGCACCTGCCGACCAACCACACGAGAACTTTGTATTCCCAGAGGAAGTATTGCCTAGGGGTAACGCACTGTGAACATCTGGTTTGTTCTCATATATTTTATTTTCTTTGCTCTTATCGCGGGCGCTGCCTTTGCGATGATGTGGAGTAATATTCAATCCATTAATCGGGAGATGAATAAACCATCTAAACCACGTCACCCAGAGGCACCTGCACCAGGTGATGAAGTAATGTATGTGGATCTATCCAGAGATAAACTGGAAGATTTATACAACAAATAAACCACTTCCACAACCGTCACAGCACTCCTTTACGGGGGTGCTTTTTTATTGTATAATACTCTCATAGTCAATCAGGCACCATGACCTACGAAGCAGAAGTTCAATTCAAATTTGATGCTACGTTCACTCCCACATATGGTACATCATCCTGGACTAGTGATGATTACATTCCTGAAGAGCATTACAAGATCACAGCACCAGCAGCAGATCTCAACTGCAAACAGTATTTCAAACTGTTTGAGAAGTTCATGCTCTGTGTAGGCATGGATCCCCAATCTATTCGCTCTGCTGCTATGTCATTGGTATTCAATGACTGTGTGCGTGAGGAAGAACAGCGTAAGGTATGTGCTGAGTATGAACTCACCATGGATGAAGACCTGGACAAAAAGTTTGAAGAGTGGAAAGAGCGTGATAAAGAGGTCGCTTATCTGAAGATGCAACAACAAAAAGATCTGATAGGGATGGAACAATGAACATTATCAAACTTTCTCATCGTGAAGACTTTGGACATGATTGGCATGTTCAGGTATTATTCACAAAGCGTTTGGCACTGTTTCAAGCATCAGTCAGTTGGAATGATTATCCCAGTTGGCCATATATTCAAGTCAAATCTGGAACTGGTAGTGTACTGAGTATTATATTCTGGGCGTATAGGTTTGGTTTTGATATTGGTATTCTTGAGCGTACATGGGATTGGGGTGTAATAGATGAAAAACAGATTGATTATCTTGGAATGGATGAGTGTTAATGACTGAAGAAGATAAGTATGCTCTCAAAGAGTTTATGCGTGGTGCTGGTGTATTTGCTGCTTGTGCTGTTATCCTCATTACTATTCTGATTGTACTAGCATACTTTACCGCTGGTGATAAACCAATCAACGAAGCATCATTTGAGGTGGTTGACACCTACAAAGGATGTGATATAGTAAGATACGCACCACATCAAGTTGCCGAGTACAAGTATTTCCTTTATTGTGAGAATAACAAATGAAACTCTTTAAAAGATGTTTTATGCATTGGAGAGAACTAATGTCATATGATGGGACAGATCCTGAATTCGACCTTGAGGATTATGAAAATATTTTTTGGGACTATCTAAATTATTCGTACATTAGACCAGAATGGAGTATTAAAAACAAATGAGTATCCCACATTTCAAATCTAACCACGACTGGGAAGCATTTACCCAGATCTTTGATAGTCAGTGGCATTGTAAAAGAGCACTGCTAGATCGTGTCAAGGATGATCTTTTCCCCAATACATCCTGGAACGGACTCACGTCTGGACACATGGAAGTCATCAATGACATCGTACAAAATCTTC